CTACGGCTCATTGCCTGGAAACAGGTCACGTTGGCGCCGCGCCAATTCCACCCGGCCGACTGCCTTGATGATCTTGTAGATCCACTGCAGCGAGACGCCATACTTCCTGGCCAGATCGCTGTGGTTGGTGCCGTTGAACTCGTCGTAGATCCCCTGATCGCGCTGCGAGAGTTTCACGGACAGGCCCATCGGAAAGTAGACATTCTGCCCGCCCCAATGAGCCGCCATCCGATCGGCAACTTCCCGCCCGACCCCCTCTGCCGACGTCTGATCAAGGCCCGCCAGTTCCACAAGCGCGGCGGCAATGTGAGCGGCCAGGTCGGCCAGCAGTTCTGGTGCCTTGGTCTTGAAGGTGCTGGCGGCGCGGCCCCCCTGGTCAACCATGTGCATTCTCCTTCGGCAGGATGGCGTCCAGGTGCTCCCATGCTTCGCGCATGGGGTCAAAGGTCCGGCGATCAAGTGCCTTGAACACAACGGCATCCAGCCGATGGCGCTCGTCGTCAGCCAGCCGAAGCCCGCGCGCCTGTGCCGCCAAATCTTCGACAGCCCGAGGGAGGAAGCGCATGCCCCATTTCTTCAGGCTCTCGATCAGGCGGTCGGCCTGGGCACCGTCCGTCCACTGCAGTGCATCAACGCCCGTGAGGCGCTTCACATAGGCGGCCAAGGCAGCCTCTGACGGGTTCGTAACAACCCCCAGCCGATGCAGAAACAGCCAGAGCGCCCGAATCTTTCGGCTCTCGGCATCCTGGGCCAGCGTACGGGACAATGAAGCGGATGCCGGTTGGCCCCGACCCTTGGACCGCACCTTGAATCCGCAGCGCTTGACGTACTCCACAACGCGGCGCAATTCGGCGTTGGTCATCAAGGCTGCGCTTTCCTTGCCAGCCGCCCGATAGAGGATTTCGCGATACTCTTCCTCGGCCAGAGCCAACTGCCGCTTCGCCACATGGATAACTTGAATCAGACGTTTGCGTTCGTCCGGAGTCGCGCCGGCCACCTTACCTCTCCGGCACGCCATCTGCCCTTCCGTCATTACCTTCCCTCCGGCTGCTCATCAGTACCAGGCCACCACGCCAGGCAGACACCCGCCGCGGCGAGTGTTTCGCGAAGTGCAGCGGCTACCCGGCCGCCTGTTGCTCGAACGGCTCGATAACAAAATCCTCGACGCCGGTGACCACCTTCACACCCGGCACGCCCTTGACGGCCTCCGGCTCGTTCAGGATGGCCTCTTTGTTGATCTCTTCCTTCACTCGCACGAAGCGCTGCAGCCCCAGGCGCTTGAGTGTCTCGATAACGGGTTCAACCCCACGCACCGAGCAGCTCGGCGGCCGCAGCCGCCACTGCACCTGCCCGGTGATGAAATTGAAGCTCTTCACCTTGCCGCCATTGGTCAGAGTGTCCCGGTTTGCAGCGCACCAGGTGTACACACCCTCCTGCATGACCTGGACGCGTTCCTGCCGGGGGCCGATAAGCGCCTGGTAGCGCGCCGTCACGGCAGCGATCTCGTCGTTCATGTCGGCCTGCAGCCGCCCAATATCACGGCTCTCTTCGCCGATCTGCCGGATGGTTGCCGCCACCTCATCGGCGGATTGCGCCACCCATTGCCGGATGCCAGCCTTCAGTCGCTGTTTGGTCGCCATGGCTTGTTATTCCTTGCTGATCATGTTGAACCTATGGAAAAGAGTTACCGCCCGCCCACGCGCTCAAGCTGCGCAAGGAGACGGATGCGTCGTCGGGTGTAGAGCCTGGAAAGCCCACGCAGGTTTGCCTCATGTCGGGCGAGTTCACCGCGCAGCCACTCGATCTCGGCCGCCGCCCTGATCTCGTCGCGCGTCATGACGGCCAGCTCGCGCCGCAGCCGGATCGCATGAATCATTCGTTTGAATTCCGCCGTAACGCTAGCCAGGCTCTGTCGCACTTCGCTGGCCGCGGGTCCAAGCATGGACGTTGGCATTGGCATCGCACTCCCCCTCAAACTAGTGGACCGATTGCCGGGCCGCACCGGCTTCACGTCTGCCGTCCGCGCACGCCTGCAGGAGCATGACCAGTTCCTCGACATTGCCCGCCTCGTGGGCGTCGATGATCCGCACTAGCGTCTCCCGGCTGATCTCGTTCAGCTCAAGCAGCTTGCCCACAGCATCGAACACCTTCCAGCCATAGCGCTGCAACGATTCGGCATGACGCACCAGGTCGTCATGGGACAACGCACGCGGATCGGCCACAGGCGGCCCGGAGATGATCACTGGCATGTCACACCCCCCTCACGACGTCAGCGGTCACGGTCGGCACGCCAAGCTCTGCCGCCAGGTTCATCGCTGCCTTCAACAGGTTGCCCACGGCCAGCGGATACAGCAGCGACACCGTCTCGGCCCGATCGCGGCGCGTGCTGGCCGCGGTCAGCCGCACACGCAGGGCGTCGATACCGCCGGCGTCGATCACATCGGCAACCGGCTTGCCCAGGCGCTCAAGCTTGAATTTGAGATACTCGTCCAGGCCACCGTCGAGCGGCGCCAGTTCAACCATTTCGCAGCGCTGCACAACCTCGCGCACATCCTGGTTGCGCTCGGACAGCTTGACCCGCAGTTCGGGCTGGCCAATCAGGATGATCGACAGCAGCTTCTTGAAGCCCATCTCAAGCTCGAAGAACCGTTTCAGGTGCTTGATCGTCGGAACCGGCAACGCGTGGGCCTCGTCGATCAGCAGACAATGCCGGTAGCCAGCCGCGTGGCTCTCCTTGAGCGCGCGATGCAGTTGCGCGAAGCGCGCCTCCGGGCTGCTCTTGGGCTTCTCCAGCGGCGCCACCGCAGCCATGATGGCCTCGGCGATGTGCGTGGCCTTCAGCGTCTTGCCCTTCGCGTCGTTGTCTTCCATTGCCAGCACGTAAGGCTTGATCAGCAGGATGGGCTGCGTTTCGCGCACGATCCGGTCTTCCAGATCGCGCACCAGCGTGGTCTTGCCCGCGCCGGACTCGGCCACCACCGCCAGCAGCCCGCCGTGCTTTGCGGTCTGCAGCATGGCCTCACGCACGTAACGGATATCCGGGCTCAAGTACATGTCCTCGTGCGACTGGATCGCGTCATCGGCAAACGGATCGCGGAACATCCCGAAATGCTTGCGTGTATTGGGGAGAAGCGTCTGCTTTCGCAGTAGCATGGAGTCCTCCTGTTTGTCCTGTTTGGTTTCCGGAGTGGGGTTCGATGGGAGGTTCGACGCGCAGTCCGCACCCGGCTCGCCCACCTGTTCAAAGACGCAGGCCAAGACCTCCTCCTGCGCACCGTGCAGCCCGAGGAAATCGACAACCCGCTCCCGCAGATCGAGTTCGTCGAGACTCTTCGGCCATTCACCGTGGTTGATGATCTGCGCAACGGCGGCCTGGCTCAGACCAAGGAATTTGGCCAACTCCGACTGCTTGCGGCCCACCTGTTGCAGCACGTTCTTCAGCTTCAACATCATTGACCTCCTGCCGCCGCACGCACGACCTGCAGCGGCGTTTGATGACCCGAGTTCGAACGTGGGCCGACAAGCTCGGCGGCGATCGCGTCGAGCTGCTCCTGGGGGACGCCAGCGGGGTAGCGCTGTTGCAACCAGCGAAACCGCTCGGCCGACCATGTACCGCCGCCGGCCTCCACCCGCGCCTTGAGTTGCTTCGATGCCTCGACGTGCGACAGCGGCGGCAGTTCAACCGTCGGCGCAACAAGCGAGTGGGCAGTGCCGCGTCGCGGCAGGTACGTCGGCAACGTGGCGTCGTCGATGTGCTTGAATGGATCGAACCGGCCGCCGAATGGCAGCGCCTTTGCCTTGCGGGCCGCAACGGCCGCCGACACGGAATCGGTCCCCGTCACCAGCTGTTCGATTTCCTTCAGCGCGGTCTGCGCCGCCGTGTTGGCATGACGCTTGTAGCTTTCGCCGATGGTTGCCGCTTCGGCACTGAAACCGAATTCGTTCTTCCGCACCGCGTGGACCACGTGGAAAACCTCGTAGCCGTGTTCGTCCACGAGCACCACCTGGGCGGCATCGTCGCGCCACGGGTTGCGGGTGACCATGACCTTCTCGCCGACCATGACACCTGGCACGGTCGACACGTCGTACTCGCAGCCGCGGAAGGAAACACGCAGCTTCGGTGCCACCCGGCGGCTTTCCGGGGCCGCTACAGCCAGCTCCCGGCATACGTCGACAGGCGGAGCCTTGATCAGCTGATCGGCACGAATCGCCATCCAGGCCGCGCTGCGCGTCATGCCGTGGCGGCGATGATCGGCCGATGCGCAGAAGTGCATGCGCCACTTGCGGGCTTGCGCGTTCAGTTCCTCCAGGCTGTTCACCGGCTGAAACCTGAGGGCCGATTCGAACTTGCGCTCGATGATGTTGCGGGCGTTCTCCACCTGGCCAGTCGCACGGGCATTGCCCACAGCGTGCGGCATCAGCGCGATGCCGAGCGAATGGCACAGGTTGCGGGTCATCGCTGCGGTGTTGGCCGATCCGGCATCGAGCATCAGGATGCGCGGCACGCCGTGCAGCAGGTCCGCATCGCCGCGCTCCTGCATCGCGTTGATCAGCACCGAACACAGGTTCTCGCCGGACTCCGCGCCCATCACATACTCGACGTAGATCCAGCCGCTGGTGTGGTCGGTGATCTCGTAGCTCCACACCCGGTCCGCTGCAATGCGCGCAAGGTTCCTGGGCTTGTTCTTGTAGAACGTGTCCTGGTCCATCACGCGCAACCCGTTGGCCCGCGCATCGGCTGAAGGCTTCAGGTAATAGAGCACGCACAGGCTGGCGTCGATCTGCCAGACATGATTGGGGTGCAGACTGGCCAGTTCCGTGACCGGCGCTGGCGCCGCCAACTGGTCCGGGTGCAGGCCGTGCACGCGCAGCGCGCGATGAATCGTGCTGTCCGATAGCGGCCGCAGTTCGCCCGTGTCCAAGTCCAGATACTCGGCGCGGATCAAGCCGTCAGCCCGCAGCGCCGTGACAGCATCGGAGACAGAGTAAAGACGCTTGCCGTTCTTGCGCGTGGACTCCATGAGGACCGCTGAAATCATCCTCGCATCGTCACGAGAAAGCGCGGTGCTGCCTGCATCGGTGCGGCGCTTGCGATGGTCCGTCACACTCACTGCCTTGATTTTGCGCATCAGCGTGGCGTAGGAAAGCCCAAGCTCTCGGCACGCGGATGCGTAGATGGCTCCCTTGCCGCCGTGCCCGGCTTTCCGGGCAGCCTGTGCCACCGCAACCAGCATTTCTGTCAGGACGGCGCTCATGGATTACACCTCGGCGGCGGTGGTGTCGATGGCCGGTGGATCGTTGCGAATCCAGTCCGGCGTGTCGTCGGCATCCGGCATGGCCTGGATGTCGAACTCGTCGCGCAGTTGGCGAATGGTCCGCTCAAGCTGACAGATCAGGCCGGCGGCAAAGGCGCCGTGGTCAATACCGTGCGCCTCGGTGTGCTCGTTCAAGGCCGCCAAGCCCGCGCCCGTCGCGCGAATGACAACCTCGGCCTGGGCGGCCAGCGCCGCGGCTTCCTTGCGAATCTCATCGCCTACTTCAGCGGGCGGCACCGCCTTCACACGCTTCCTGGCCTTGGACAGCGCCTCGTCAAGCTCGTTGATCTTGGTGTCCTTGTCCTCCAGCAGACGCGAACGCGCCTCGGCAACGTTCCGCGATTCACGAAGCGCCGCGCGCAGTTCCTTGACGCTCATCGTGGCTATGTCATCCAGCTTCAGTTCGCCAGTCTGGCCGGTCAGCTCCAGTTCCTCGATCTGTTCGTCGTCCAGGATCAGCATTTCGAACAGCTTCGACTGGTTACCCGCTGCGTTCAAAACGTGCGACGTCGCACGTTTCGCGAACTTGGTTGCCGATTCCATGAAGCGACGGGCAACACTGGCCTCGATGCCAAGCACGTCTAGCCGAACCATGAAGCGCCCGTGCTCACACGCCTCCTTCAAAACCCGCAGCCCGCGCCCGACCTCCAGACACGCCTCCACGCTGCGGCGCATATTGGCGGCGATATCGCGCTGGATCAGGTCCGGGTCCGTGCAGTCGGCCGGCAGTTGATAGCCAAGCTGGGCAGCTACCGCGCGCACGGTGGCGTCCTGTTCGACGTGCATGACGGCAAGCTGATTGGCCGCATCGCGCATGGCCGGCAGGCCAGGTGTATCGGCATCCGTCACGATCACGGCGGTGTTGTTGGGGGATGAAGGCTTCCGTGCCATGTCTGCTCCTTAAAGCTGAGTCGTCAAACGGGCGCTGACCGCGTCAATACGCTGGCGGGCCGCGTCAAGGCTGCGCATGATGCCGACCGCGTGCTGGGCAAGCCGGATGGACGGACGAATGCGCCCGGTCTCGGGGATGCGCTCGGCAAAACCCTTGTCTTCCAGCGTGGCCACGTAACGGGTAATGGAACTCGGCTCCAGGCTCGTGGCCTTCGCCAACTCGGTAGGCGTGAGGCCGTGGGCGAAGTGCCCCAGCAGCACGGTCAGCACGTCCAGCACCTTGCCGGCGGATTGAGCGGTTTTCGGTGATTCCGGGCCATTCATTGTTCAGTCTCCCGGCTATCCGCTTTGTGACTGATGCAAGACAATTGCAAGCTGTGTGTCTGCCAGTGGATAATTCGCACCGGATCAAGGGAAAAGACGGCACGGACGGCGCGGACGGTACAGACGTCATGGATGCCGCAAACGGCAAAGACGGCACGGACGGAACTCGGCATATTCATGGCGAGCCTCAGGCGGCAAGCTGCAAAGGCTGCTTGATGCCGGCCTTGGCAAGAATTTCGTGGGCTCGACCGTGGTGGCCCTTGTCCACCCCGTTAAGCGCGCGGTAGACGGCGCCAACCGGAAAGTCGTTCTCTTCAGCCCATTGGCGGATCGTTTTACCCTGGCTTCTGAGCAGGGCTTTGAAGCGCGTGATGGTCACGGTTGACCTCCGTGTGAAGTTTTCGGGAGAGCAGTTGCGAAGTCTCTTTGCGGGTGAATTCGCTGCTGTTTGTGAGTGAAATTGTGGTTCACGTTTGTGAACCTGTCAACAACAAATAGTTCACAAATATGAACCCTTCTGTGCGACTGAAGGAAGAGCGCACGCGTTTGGGCATGAGCCAGACGCGGTTTGCTTCTATCGCAGGAGTAGGAAAAACCACGCAGATCAACTACGAAAGCGGTAGCCGTGCACCGGATATGGACTATCTGGCGGCGGTGGCCAGATTCGGCGTTGACGTTCAATACGTCATTACGGGAATTCGCTCCGCCGCATCGCTGACGCCGGAAGAAACCGTACTTCTTGAGGGGTATCGAGGACTGGACGCTGAAACGCGCAAACGGATGCTGGCCTTCATGCTGGGCGGCGCCGCACCGGCGAAATCCACAACGAAATCCACAGCGAAAGCCACGGCGACCGTCCCCTCTTCGCCGGTCATTCACGGCCCCGTCGGCGCGCAGCATGTCACCGGCGGCAGCCACACCTTCAAGGTGAAAGCAGCCACGCCGAAGCAGCCCGTTAAAAAAAAGCAGTAACCGTTACGGTTACGGACATTCAGTGGCGGTAGCGCTTGCAGGGCTTGCGCTGCTGATAGCCGCTATCGAATATCTGACTTGGCCGGACCGCCGGCGAACGTGTACCTATGCCGGCGCCACATACTCGGTCGGCAGCGAGATTCGCCCCGCCGACAAGGTGCGCTTCAAGTGCGTTCGGAATAATGGCGACGCCGCTCCCGCGTGGCACGAGGGCGAGCCTCCTGTTAATACGTGAAGCAATGCCGATAGGGCCGGTTTTTCTCGACTTTGCTCGACTTGTGCGGCATCAACGCTGACTCCACACTTGAAATGCAAAATGCCCCCCTCGAATAAATAGCGTGGAGAAAGGGCATGTCGTTCTTGTCTGGGCTGATTGGACTGATTGGGTTGTTGGTCGTCCTGGTGACCGTTGCAGGCCTGATTTCACCGCGCCTGTTGAAAGATAAAGAGACGGGCGAGGTTCCCAAAAGAACGCCTTTACTGGCGGGCGGCGCGGCACTCGCAATCGTTGCCTTTGCGCTCTCGGCTTGGGTGGCTCCCGATGCAACGCCGCCTGTGCCGCCGCTGCCCGATAAGCCCGCACCCAAACAGGAGGCGCCAGCGCAGGGCATCACGCAGCCTGCAGCGGAGCCGATGAACCTGGAGGATGCACGTGCGCTGGCAAAGCGAACGTTGCAGCTCATCAATGATGCCGAGCAATCTCTAGCTAACGGCATTGCCATCGAGGATGGGGCTGGCATTATCAAGCACGTGTCAACGCCGCTGGATGAAGAAGTCGAGCGCTGGCGGATTGAGTTCGGGACGTACAACGATGATCAGCGTACGCATTTCTGGTCCTGCCATAACGCAGCCATGAAGCTCCTGCTCTTGTCACGAAATATCCTGCAGCCAGCCACCACGCAACGTATGAAGGAACAGCGGAGCTATCGGACTGAGTTCCCCAAGGCCAAACAGCAATGCGAGAAAGAGATAGCCACTACCGATGCGCAAATCAAGGCAGCGGTCGCAGCCGGCGAAGCCAGACTGAAAGAGAAATATGGCGGGTCTGATTGTCTGACTGTCTACGCCATCGATCCCGAAAAGGGCTATGCCGTACCACAGCCAAAGCCGGCGCATTGCAAAGGATGAACTGTCGCACTCAAGCGTGCAGCTCCTCTAAACCCAATTAAAAGACCCTCCCTCCCATGCCGCCGATGATGGCGGCATGTTCACGTCTGGAGGGTCAAATGTCCAAGCTTTTCCCGCGCATGATCGGCTGGCTGCTTGCCGCCGCCATCCTGATCGCCGTCATTGCACTCGTCTCGCCGCAGCAGCTGCCGGTGGTGCTTTACAAGCTCAGCCTCATCAGCCTGGCGGCCGTTGTCGGCTACTGGCTTGATCGCGCCCTGTTCCCCTACGCGCGGCCGGATTCGTACCTGCGGCAAGACTGGCGCGACGGTACGGATGAACCTTATGACAAGGCCGACCATCCGGTCGTCGACGGATATTGCCACGTCTTCGCGGCGGCCATGCTGCGCCGCGCGATGATCGTCACGGGCATCGTGATCGGCGTGGCGCTGGGGCTCTGACATGCGCGCGCTGCAATTTGCCGGTGCTGCGCTGGCGCTGACGTGCCATATATCGATCGCACAAGTCCCCGCATCCGCCACCCCTTACCGCGCCGATCTCACACGCACTGCGCGCGCCATGTGGGGCATGGATGCACCGATTGCCACCTTCGCCGCCCAGATTCACCAGGAAAGCAGCTGGCGGCCCGGCGTGGTGTCGTATGCGGGCGCCCAGGGCATGGCGCAGTTCATGCCAGCAACAGCGGACTGGATCGCGCAAGCCTATCCGGCACTGTCCGCCAGGCAGCCATTCAATCCGGGTTGGGCGCTGCGGGCGCTGGTCACTTATGACCTGCACCTGTGGAAGCGCGTCAAGGCTGCAACGCGCTGCGACCGTATGGCCAAGACGCTGTCGGCCTACAACGGCGGCCTGGGCTGGGTCTACCGCGATGAAGCCGTGGCAAGGCGGGACGGCCTGGATGCTCTGCGCTGGTGGAACGCCGTCGAAACCGTCAATGCTGGTCGCTCGGCGGCGAACTGGCGCCAGAACCGTGGTTACTCCCATCGCATCCTGCGCACGCTGGAGCCGGCCTACATGCGGGCCGGCTGGGGGCAAGGGAGCTGCACATGACGGCCCGCCTCGCGTTGATCGGTGTGCTGGGCGCAGTGGCCGCCGCGGGTGGCGGCTTTACCTTCGGGCGGCACGTCGAGGCCACGGCCCAGCACGCCCGCGCAGCCGACAAGACGATTGGCGAGATGGGTGCGCTGCTTGATGCGAATCGGCAATTGATCGTCGACGCCCAGTCGGCCAGCCAGGACATGCGTGAGGCGCTCACCGCGCGTGCCGCACAGGACCAGAAATCGACCAGGGAGTTACGCAATGCGCTTGGCCAGACAGCCAGCAGCCGTGCTGATTGCAGCTTTGATGATGGCGTCATGCGGCTCATCGAGGCCGCCCGTGAACGGGCTGCAGCCGGTGCTGCCGGCGGCGTACGAGGCGCCGTGCCCGCCACCACCGGCCCCGGCGAGCCCTAGCGCGGACGATGTCGCGCTTGCGCTCAAGGATACGTATGACCAGTACGGGATCTGCGCGGGGCGGCTCGTTGACCTGGTGGACTGGGTCATCCACCGCTTGCCGGGCAAACAGGAGATGTAGATGAGTATTGCAGTGGAGTTCTGGCACCTGGTGTCGCTGTTCATCACGTTCGCGGGCTTCACGGCCGGTGTGGGCAAGATGCTGCTGGCCCAGATAGAGCGGCGCCAGTCGGAGCGCGATCAGCGGCAGGAAAAACAGATTGCGGCGCTGCTCGAGCAGATCGGCAAGGATGCCGAAGCGGTTGCGCGCCTGGAGCGCGAGTTCATGAACTTCAAAGCCGAACTGCCAGTGCATTACGTGCGCCGCGAAGACTACGTGCGCGGGCAAAGCGTGATCGAGGCGAAGCTCGACGCGCTCTACAGCAAGCTGGAAGTCGTGCAGATGAACGGAGCATGCCCTTGAGGAAGCGCTGGCGGCAAGGGGATGCCCGATCAGCGCGTACTGGAAGCGCGCGTATGGGTTTCAGGATGACGATCTCCTAACCGGCACCATCCTGTCAAAGAGGTGGCGAGCAAAAAGATGGAGAGCAAGGCGCGCCCATAGTGCAGTTTGCCCTGCCGGGGTAGACACTGATGCCACCGTATGCGCATTGCGGCTTTATAAAGTGCCATAAACGCATCCGCACGTCTCCCTGTCACGCTTGGAGCGCCCGATGCCCGCCGCATGCGGCAGACTTTCCTCAACCTGCCCGTCCAACACTAAAGTCGATTAAAAGCCGGCCGCCCCGAATCGCGTCAGAGTGCTCGCATATCCACCGCGCGAGCCGCTCATGAAAAAGACGCTGCACAACTTCACGCTGGCTGATCTGCAACAGGCCAACCCCATGGCCACGGCAACACACGCGCGCCTTGCGCAATGCGGATTGTCATGAGCAACGCAGGCAATGGCGACGGTATTACCCAGGCCATCTTGAACGACGTGCTCACGCGCCTGCGTTGGGCCTTCGGGCAGGAGATGGAGGTCGACTACGTCCGGGAGGACTTCCACCTGACCCATCCGCATGGCGCGCTGCTGCTGGGATTCTCCCAGGGCCAATACGGCCCGGACCGCTCGACCGATGCCGTGTGGGCCGAGCGCGAACTGACGTTGCCGCTCACGCTCGTGTTTCGCCAGTTGAACGGCCCGCACGGCGTCATCTGCTACCTGGACCGCGTGCGCGACACGCTGACCGGATTCGTGCCGGCGCACTGCGACCGGCCGCTGCGCCCGATCGTGGAGCGGTACCTGGGGCAGCAACCAGGCATCTGGCAGTACGCGCAGGACTGGTCCACGCGCACGGTGCACGTGCAATCCGCAGGCCCCGGTTCGCCCGGGTCACTCTTTCCACACTCCTTTGGCGAAGATCTCGCACATGAGCAAACTGACGCTTTATCGCTATAGCGGCCCGTTCTCGGGCACATCGCTTACCGTCGACGGTGAAACGCTCGACATCCTTCTTTATCCAGGCGGCACTGTCCGCTTGCCGGCGGAGCACGGCTTTACGCAGGCCCTGCTGGCGCAGCAGCGCCTGCAGGAAGTGGCGCAGCCAGCGGCTGTTCAGTCGGCCGCCTCCGATGCAACGTTGACCGGCAAGGCGCCGGCCGCCACCACCAAGGAATCGAAACATGGCCGCTAATTACCTGCACGGTATCGAGACGATCGAGAAAGACCACGGCGCCCGGCCGATCCGGGTTGTGAAATCCGCCGTGATTGCCCTGATCGGCACCGCTCCGGCGGGCGCGGTCAATACGCTCACGCAGTGCCTGTCCGACCGCGACGGCGCCCAGTTCGGCCCGGATCTGCCGGGCTTCACCGTTCCCGCCGCGCTCAAGGCCATTCACGATCATGGCGCCGGCACCGTGCTGGTCGTCAACGTACTGGACCCAGTCAGGCATCGCGCGGAAGTCAGCAACGAGGTGCAGACATTCGCGGCCAGCGGCCGCGTCAGACTGGACCATCCGGCCGTGATCGCATTGACGTCGCTGGCCAGCAGCGATGGCAAGACCGCTTATCAGCGGGGCGTCGATTACGACCTGGATTGTGCAACGGGCGGACTGCAACGCCGGGAGAGCGGCGCCATTCCGGCAGGCGCCACTGTGCTGGCCAGCTACAGCTACGCCGACCCCGCGCAGGTCACCGTGGCCGACATCATCGGCGCGGTGGACGCAGCGGGGCTGCGTACTGGCCTCAAGGCGCTGGACGACGCATATAGCCTCTTTGGCTACTTCGCCAAGCTGATCCTTGCGCCGGGGTACTGCACGACCAAGGCCGTGTCCACGGCGATGATTGCGGCAGCCGAGCGCTTCGGTGGCCAGGCGCTGATCGACGCGCCGATCGGCATCAGCCCGTCACAGGCAATTGCAGGACGCGGCCCCATGGGCACCATCAACTTCGATACCAGTTCCGGCCACGCCATCCTCTGCTATCCGCACCTGATCACCTACGATCCGGCGACGGACAGCGAGCGGCTGGAGCCGATGAGCCAGCGGCTGGCGGGCGTGATTGCGGCAAAGGACCTGGAGCGCGGGTACTGGTGGTCGCCGTCGAACAGCGAGTTCAAGGGCGTGATCGGTGTGGAGCGGCCACTGACCGCGCGCATCGATGATCCGCAAAGCGAGGTCAACGCGCTGAACGAGGCTGGCATCGTGACGGTGTTCAATTCGTTCGGCACGGGCCTGCGCGCCTGGGGCAATCGCACGGCCGCCTGGCCCGCCGTGACGCACGTGAAGAACTTCATCAACGTGCGCCGCACGAAGGATATCGTCGATGAATCGATCCGATACTCGGCACTGCAGTTTGCCGATCGCCCGATCAGCCCTGCGCTGGTCGAGGATGTCGTGGAGAGCGTCAACCAGTTTCTCCGCAAGCTGATTGGCGACGGCGCGCTGCTCGGCGGCGAATGCTGGTTCGATCCGAACCGCAACCCGATCACCGAGCTGGAAGCCGGCCACGCGTTGTTCAACTACAAGCTGACCGTGCCGCCGCCTTTCGAGCGTGGCACGTTCGAAACCGAAATCACCGGCGAGTATCTCGCCAACCTGAAGGGAGGTAACTGACATGGCGGGCGCACAGGTTCACCGGATCACCAACGCAGCGGTGTATCTCGATGGCAATTCGTTCTTTGGCCGCGCGGAAGAATGCGATCTTGGCTCGATCAATGCCGTGACCTCCGAGTACTCGGGGCTTGGCATGGTGGGCGCGATCGAGCTGCCCGATGGCCTGGAGAAAATCGAAGGCAAGATCGTCTGGAGCAGCCTCTATGAAGATGCGGCCAGGCTGACGGCCAACCCGTTCGAATCGGTCAACTTGCAGTGCCGTTCGAGCATCTCCGTGCATACCAGCCAGGGGCGCATTGCGGAACTGCCGCTGGTATCGCTGCTCACCGTCACCTTCAAGGGCTATCAGCTTGGCTCGTACAAGGCCCGCGAACCGGCGAAGTATGAAAGCCCGTTCACGGCCACGTCGATCCGCCAACTGATCGACGGCCGCGAGGTGCTGATGCTGGACTACCTGGCCAACATCTTCCGAGTGGATGGCAAGGACAAGCTGGCTACCTTCCGCGCAAACCTTGGGATGGCGTAATTTTCCATCGCTGCAGCACCCTCTAGAACCGCCCGGTTTCCCCGGGCGGTTTTTTTGTTTGGGCAGCCTGACTTAATGGGGATTAAAAGACGGCACGCGCGGCCGCTGCGACGATGGGGGCTCAGATACTTTCCCTCACTGGAGCCCGACATGGTTGAAATCATCCTGAAGCACCCGATTACCGCTGCTGACGGCCTTCGCATCGAAAAACTCACGATGCGCCGCGGCAAGCGCGCCGATCTGCGCGCCGCCGCCAAGTTCTCCGACAACGAAGCCGACCAGGAGGCGTTCCTGTTTGCCTCGCTTACGGGCCTGACGATGGAAGACATCGACCAGCTAGACCTGGCGGATAACACCGAACTGGTGCGGCAGTTTCGGGAAATGGCAGGCAATGGGAATGGGCCGGTGCCCGCACAGCGCTCTGCAAACGGTTGATGCGTGGCTGCTGCTGGTACTGAAGCTGCAGCCGACGGAAATCGACGCGCTGGAGATGGAGGATTACTGGAACTGGTTTGAGCTGGCGCAGGAGAAGGCCAGCGCCAGGGCGCAGTCAGGCTAGCGGCGGTTGACGATGCGGTGACGGATGTACACAACGATGGATGTTGCCGTCACCGCCACCGTCACCGCCACCGTCACCGCCACCGCCACCGCCGCTGCCGTCAGTACCGCACCGATTCGGGCGGGAACGTCAATCACGGCAAACGGATTCATCCCTACATCCCACGCAGGCCATGCCAAAAATGCAACGAACAGGAACGCAAACCAGAGCGCCACCCAGAATCCCACACTGGCGATCGAATAAAAGGAGTTCAACAGAATGACCAGCCCGATGAGCAGACCGGCCGGAATCGCAAACAACAGCACCCAATACGACACGTAGAACGCACGCTCTGTGGCTACCCGTGCAGGGGGAGGGGCAAAGCTGAGGTAGAAGCGGCGCTCTTCATCGCGCAAGCATTCCAGAGCTTCAGCATGATCGATGGATTCATTGCGACAGCGGCATTCAGCGTGACAGCGGCATTCATTGGTCATGACAAGGGTCAAAGGAAAAGCAGGAGAACCATCTGAAGTGAAGTCTGCGTGGGCTACCTGGACCGCCTTGATTTCGCTTCTTCTGCAACGCCCTCGGCAAATCCCTTGGCACAGGCGTAGAGGAGTTGAACGGGAACGGTAAGCAGCGCGGCCAGCACCGCACCGACACCGGCAAAGAGGAAGATCGCAAGCATCACGATAGGAGCCCCGCCCAATGTCAGTCCGACAAATGATGTCCACTGGGATGGCGCAAACATGGCCACCCAGATTGCCAGCGCGACAGGCTGTGCAACCACCAGTACACGGAATGCAATGTCGAGTACACGGGCGGGCGCATAGCCGTCAACATCGGTCTCACGAACTTCATTCGTCATAACGCGGATCACAGGAAATCAAACGAAAATGGTAAGTGAAGCTCTGGCCGGTCTCAAGACCAAAGGGGGTGCTGCAGGCACGCCGAAGGCCGCAAGCGGGGGCAATCACGCTGCGGCATTTGGCACTGACACCGTCATGCGCAAGCTGAAAACCCAGCAACAGAGCCTGCGGAGCGCCATGCTGATCGGACTTGCAAGAGACAGGGGCGCACTGGCCGGGCAGCTCAAGCAGTACCAAGAAATTGACGCAGCCTTGCTCAGGGTCAAAAGCGCACAGGCCGCAATTGGCGAGGCAACCGCACGCAGCACGAGGCTTGCGCGTCAACAGCGGCGAGAACTGAGCAAGTTGGCGGGTTTCGCCATGGCCGTGTGGACCGCAGTCAAGGGCGTTGGGGCCACCATCGGTCAAGCGGCCGCATTTCAGGACGGTGTGCGCAATGTGCGCATCGGCGCCAATCTCAGTGCCGAACAAGAGACGCAACTAGGCAGCGCCGTCCGCGCGGCGGTGGGCCCCACCAACCAGGACAGCGCCGCGCTGCTGGCCGGCAGCCAGCAACTGATGGGCGGCGGTGCGAGCTTCGACCAGGCCGTTTCGATGATCCCGCAGATGGGCAACGTCATGACGGCCCTGCGCACATCGACCGAGGCAACCACCGGCGCAATGAACACCTTGCGCGAAATGGGGGCCGAAGCCCCCGAAAGCATGCGGCGCGGGCTGGACCAGCTCATGGCCATTGGCCAGCAAGGCAAGTTCAATCCCGCGATGATGGTGCAGACGTTCGAAGAAATTGGCGGCATCATCAAGGGTTCCGGCCTGAAGGGCGAACGGACAATTGGCGACATGGCCGCGGGCCTGCAGCTTGCCGAGCGCAGCATGGGCGCCGACAACGCCCGTGCGGGCCTGGCAAGCTGGCTGCAGGGCAGCGACAAAGACGCTCTGGCTGGCGCCCTCAAATCCGCGAACATCGATTACAACGGACAAATGGCGGCGCTGCAGTCCCATGGGCTCAGCGAGTACCAGGCCAGCCTGGAACTGGCGGGCAGCTTGCTGCAGGAAAAACTGGGCACGAAGGACCAGCAGGCGCTGCTCAAGGGCGGCAACGACGCCCAGATCGCCAGCCTGCTGCAGCGCATGGGCCTTGGCGGCGTATTCCAGGACGCCAACGCGGCCCGCTTTGCGCTGACCAGCGTCAACAACAAGGCCGAACACCGGCAGATGGCCGCAACGGACGGCACGGGCGCCCTCGACGATCTCGTGGCGCGGCGTATGCAGTCGCCCGGAGAACAGTTCAAGAAGCTGCGGCTCAATGTCAGCGGTCTGGGGGAGGACATCGGCGACGTTCTGCTGCCAGAGATGCTAAAGCTGGCCGATGTCCTGCAGCCGGTTGTCACTCGCGTACGGGAATTTGCGCAAGCGAATCCGGGGCTGATCAAGGGCCTGGTCAGACTCGCCGCCGTCACCGCCGCCTTCAAGCTGGCCGTCCCCGGGCTGGCCCTGGGCTTTTCGTTCCTGGTGCGCACGCCGCTGGCGCAGTTGCGTACCGGCGTTGCCAGGACACGCGCCGGCTGGGCACTGCTACGCGGCCAAATGACGTTGATGGTGCCGCTTCTCAAGCGAGGGGCAATGCTCGCCTCGGGTCTCGGCAAAGTGCTTGCCGGCAAGCTGCTGTCGGGCCTGTCGCTGGCCGCCAAGGCCATATCGTTCCTCGGCCGCGCGCTGCTGATGAATCCGATCGGCCTGCTGATCACCGGCATCGGCATTGCCGCGTACCTGATCTACAAGCACTGGGAACCGATCAGCGAATTCTTTTCCGGCCTGTGGGACTCCGTGCGGGAGACGTTCGACGGCGCATGGGAACGCCTGACGAAAATCGTCGACGGTCTATGGACCGAGGTGGAGACCGCCTTCGATGGCGGGCTTGCGGGCGTTGGCGCGCTGATCCTGGACTGGTCGCCACTGGGCCTTTTTTATAGCGCGTTTGCCGGGGTGATGAGCTACTTCGGTATTGAGCTGCCGGGGAAGTTCTCAGACTTCGGAACCATGCTGGTGCAGGGTCTGGTCGACGGCATCGCCGACATGGGTAGCACGGTGCGCGACACGATTGTCGGCATTGGCGAGGATGCGGTCGGCTGGTTCAAGCAGACGCTTGGCATCAACTCGCCGAGCAAGGTCTTCATGGAGCTGGGCGCAGGCGTGCCGGAAGGTGCCGCAAAGGGCATCGATGGAAGTACGGGCATGGTGCGCGACGCGGCGCTGGGCATGGCGGCGGCCGCGGCGGTCACGCTGGCCAGCCCCGCTTTTGCCATGGATGGCCTCTCGCTGCCGGCACCGCCGCCACTGTCCATTCCCGCACCACCATCGACGGCGCCCGGCGCGGTCGGCGGTCACGGCGCAATGACGGTGACATTCGCACCGAACATCCAGGTGACGATGAGCGGCGGTGACGCTAACAACGTGCGCGAGCAGGTTCGCCTTGGGCTGCAGTCGTCCTATGCCGAGTTCGAACGTCTCATGCAGCAATACGAAGCGCGCAGGAGCCGCCGCGCCTATGGAGATATCTGATGTGGGCCATCCTGGGAAATATCGAGTTTGAAGTTGTCGGCAGTCCGGAAGGGATGACCCATCGCTTCGCGGGCGAGTATGCCGAGCACGCGCTGATCTCGCGCAAGCCCCGGCTGGAAGCGGTCCACGCGAGCCTTGACGAGATTTCGCTGGAGATCAAACTGCACTACGTGCTGGGCGACGTAGAGGAACGCCTGCGCCAGATCCGGGCGGCAGTTGCCGCAATGGAGCCACTGGCATGGGTAACGGGCGACGGCGATTATCGCGGTCCGTGGGCGATCACGGAGGGCACCGTGACGGCCACGAAATCCACTGCTGGTGGCCGGCTGCTGTCCGCCCAGCTCTCATTGACGTTGCGGGAATATGCCGGCGAGTTCAAACGGCCAAAGGCCACGCCAGGCATCGTCGGCCGCAACAGCCTGCCGGACGCCCTGAGTACGCCGGCGGGCCCGGCCAGCGCGGTGCAGACGGCGCTTGGCCATGCCCGCACGGCGGACAATGCCATTCGAAGCGTGAATTCCCTGATCCGCGATGCGCAGAGCCTGACCGCCAATCCGCTGGTGGCGTTGCAGCAACTGCCGGGCATCAGCCGCAGGGCTGGCGACGCGATGCGCTCGGTGCTGGGTATGCAGGCGGCTGCAGATGGCATCTCGAATCTCGATGGCCTGGCCGAACTGGGCGGCATGCTGGCCAGCAGCACAATCGGCATCCGTGACGCGCTGCGTGCGCCGCAGGCGGCGACGGTGTTCGAACAACTGGAGCGCGCATCCGGCTTCGTGCACGGCGGCGTGCAGGCGCTGGACGAAGCGCGGCCTGCGCTCACTCGGCTGGCGGCGCGCGTGGCAACGAGACAACCATGAAGGCATCCATGAACGCTCCCACGAACGCAGCCATGAACGTAGCCATGAACGCAGCAGGTTACCTCACTCACATCGCCATGGAAGGCGAGACCTGGGATGCGCTGGCGTATCGCTATTACGGCGACGCAGCGCGCTATGTGCCGATTGTCGACGCCAACCCGCACGTGCCGCTTGTGGCGGCGCTGCCAGCCGGCGTGCGGCTGATCATTCCTCTGCTGCCCGCAGCATCCACGGAATCGTCGGAGGCATTGCCGCCATGGATGCGCTGAGCCTGCCCGAGACACTGGTCCGCAGCCGCTACGTGGTGCGGTATCAGCAGAAGGACATCACCAACGACCTGACGGATTCGCTGATCCGCCTGACCTACAGCGATCATCTGAGCGGGCAGTCCGATGAAGTGGAACTTGAACTCGAGGACGTCGACGGCCGCTGGCGCGATAGCTGGTATCCCGGCAAGGGCGACACCCTGTCGGTAGAGATCGGCTGGCAGGGCGAGCCGCTGGTGCCGTGCGGCCGCTTTGTGATCGACGAGATCGAGTTCGGTGGTGTGCCGAGTGTCGTCTCCATCCGGGGCCTGGCCACGGGCATACAGACCGCGGTACGCACCACGCAGCACATCGCCTATGAAAAGACCACGCTCGACGGCATTGCGCGGCGCGTTGCCCAGCGGCTGGGTCTGACGCTGGTTGGCGCCATCCAGCGTATTCCGCTGGAACGGGTCACGCAGAGCGAGTCCGACGTGGCGTTTCTCACGAAGCTGGCCAGCGATTACGACTACGCGTTCAAGATCGTCGGCAACCAGCTGGTGTTTCATTCGATCGCCGAGCTGGCGCGCGCGCGGCCCGTGGGCACCGTGAGTCAGGCCGACCTTGGGCCCGGCTGGCGGATTCGCGACCAGTTGAAGGATGTTCCGGCGGCCGTTCAGGTCAAGAGCAAGAACCCGGGAACGGGCGAGCTGGTGACGTATGAAATGAAGAACGGCGAGGCCGTGCCTGCCGCAAAGAGCAGCGTGAAGAAGGCTACGACCAGCGCCGACACGGTCAAGAAGACTGGCGGTGCGGCAACCTCGGCCGAGGCAATGGCCAAGGCACAGGCAGACCTTGCCCGCAAGAACCGCGAGCAGACGCAAGGCAGTCTGCCGATGCAGGGGCGGCCGCGGCTGGTGTCGGGCAGCGTGTTAGCGCTGGAAGGCACCGGCAAGCTGGACGGCCGCTACCTGGTTACCGCGAGCAGCCATAGCCTGGACCGCAGCGGCGGCTACCGGACCGATGTGTCGGTGTGCCGCGTGCGTAATGAAGCCACGGTAGCCAGGACTGGGGCAGCATCCGGGAAACCAAAGCCGAAGCGATCGAAACTGGCCGTCTATGGCATGAAGAACGGCCAGGCCGTGCGGGAGAACTGAATTGCTGGTCGATGAACACAATCAGGCCGGGCTAATGTTCGGCACGGTCTCTGCGGTGGACGCCGCCACCTGCCGGATTCGCGTGCGGCTGGATGACCGCGACGGATTGCAGACGCACTGGCTGCATGTGCCCCAGCGCAATACGCATGACAACAAGCACCGCAGCCTGCCGGACCTGAACGGCCACGTGGCTGTGATGCTGGCGGCGAATGGGGTGGACGGCGTCTACCTGGGGGCAATCTACTCGAGCGCCGAGCCACCACCCATCACCGATGCCGATACCGAATACGTGCGCTTTTCCGACGGAACGGTGGTGAGCCTTGATCGCAAGACAAGCCGGTTCTGCCTGCATTGCTCGGGCCCGGTGGAAGTGTTCGCGGCCGACACGGCGCACGTGAAGGCCGGGAGCACGATAACGCTGGATGCCCCGGACATCGACATCACCGGCAACGCGACCGTGCGCAAGACGCTGATCGTCGCGGGTGGCATGGACATACGCGGCAGTAGCGACGGCGGCGATGGCAATACCGCGTCGATCCGGGGGAACATCTCCGTCAAGGGCAACGTCCGCGTCGACGGCGACATCGATGCGGGCGGCACCGTGATGGATGGCGGCGGCAACTCCAACCACCATAGTCATTGAACGGTGCCATTCAGCGTTAAAGCCCGTTAAAAGCCAGGAGAGCCGCGCGGCCCGATCATCGGGACATGAACTTCCGCCCGCTCTCCGATATCCGCACGATGCACTGGCAGCCACGCCTGGGTGTGGCGGGCGACGTCGTCGAAGCCCTGCAGGATATCGATCAATCCATCCGCATCATTCTGGGCACGCCCCACGGCACCGACCGGCACCGTCCGGAGTTCGGCTGGCGGGGGTTCCAGTATCTGGACTGGCCCGTCAACCGCGTCACGCCCTATCTGGTGCGCGAGGCCGTTGAGGCCATTCGCCGCTGGGAGCCCCGCATAAATCTTCGCAAGGTCAATATCGGCATCGACGCCGAGCACATCGCCGTGCGCGTGCTGTGGCACGTGGCCAATGGCGTGCCGCAGTTGACTGAAGTGGTCTTCGAACGCCCAACCACCACCGGAGCCGCATCATGAGTCTGCCAGAGCCGCATTTTATTGACCGCGACCCGGACGCCATTACCGCCGAGATCATCGCGCGCTACGAGCAGCGCTCGGGCAAGACGCTGTATCCGGCCCAGGTCGAGCGCCTGTTCGTCGACCTGATCGCCTATCGCGAAACGCTGGTGCGCGCAGGCGTTCAGGCCGCCGCGAAACAGAACCTGGTGGCATTTGCACAGAAGCCCGTTCTGGACTACCTGGGCGAACTTGTAGGTGTCACGCGCCTGCCGGCGCAGCCAGCGCGAACCACGCTGCGCTTTGCCGTCGAATCGGCACAGGCCAGGGCCATGCCGATTCCGGCGGAGACGCGCGTCGAATGCGATGACGGCGCGGCGATCTTTGCCACCGAGGCCGACGCGACACTGCCTGCGGGCGAGACATCGATCGACGTCATTGCGTACTGCGAAACCCCGGGCGCCATCGGCAATGGCTTCGCACCAGAGAGGATCAGCCAGCTTCTTGAACCGCTGGACACGCCCGTCAGCGTCATTAACGTTACGCCATCGGCCGGCGGCGCCGAGGAAGAGGAAGACGAGCCGCTGCGGGAGCGTATCCGGCTGGCCCCAGAGGGCTACAGCGTGGCCGGTCCCGGAGAAGCGTACGAGGTGCGTGTGCGCGCGGTTCACCAGGACATCATCGACGTGGCGGTGCTGGGCCCGGAGGACGGTTTGCCCGATGGCCACGTCGAGGCTTATCCGCTCACGGCCGGCGGCGTACCCAGCGACGAGCTGCTGGCGCTGGTCGAGGCCCAGGTCAGCCACCGCAAGCGCCGCCCGCTCACGGACAAGTTCCGCGCGAGAGCCCCGCATGCGGTGCGCTATCGCATCTCTGCTGGACTGATGCTGCTGCGCGGGTTCGATGAGGCCAGCGTGCTGGCCAACGCGCTGGCTGCCGCGCAGCGCTATGCGCGGGAGCGGCGCGCCAGGCTTGGCCGCGATCTGGTGCGGGGGCAATTGAACGCTGCCTTGCATGTGCCAGGCGTGTACGACGTGGTGCTCGACGAAGCCTTTGCGGACCGGGTGCTGGCGCGGCACGAGTGGGCCGCCTGCGACGGCATCGAGTTGAAGGTGCTGGGGATTCACGATGAGTGATGCGCACGCGCAGTCCGGCCCGCAGACACCATTGACGCCATTAACTCCATTAACGCCGGTTCTTGCCGCCGATGAGCGGTTTCGTCTTCTGGCCGAGCTGGTTGATGAACGGTTTGGCGCGATCGACCTGTCGGCCTTGCTGGTGTACCTGGTCGACATGGTTCCGGCCAACGTGCTGCCGCATCTGGCCGGCCAATTCCACGTCATGGGCCTGGAAGGCTGGGAGTTTGCGCAGACTGAGCGCGAACGGCGAGACCTGATTCGGCGCGCGATCGAACTGCATCGCTACAAGGGCACGCCGTGGGCGATCGAGCAGGTTCTGGTGACGCTGAACCTGCAGGGGGTTGTGTCCGAGTGGTTCGACTACGGTGGCCAGCCCTATCGCTTCAAGGTCGACGTCGACGTGTCGGGCCGTGGTCTCAGCCAGATCGAATACCAGCGGCTGGAAGCACTGATCCTGCAATACAAGAACAAGCGCTCGCGCCTGGACGGACTGTCGCTGACGCTTACCGCGCGCTCGCCGGTCCCGGTAGTTGCAGCGGCGCTGCTGGCCGGTGAAGTCATCACTGTGTATCCGTACCACGTTGCCGGGCTCGAACAGGCCAGCCCGGTGCCAGGCATAGCCGCGGGTCACTGGAGCATCGAGACCGTATCGGTGTTTCCGTATCACGTTGCCGGGCTTGAACAGGCCAGCCCGGTCCCAGGCGTAGGCGCGGGCCACTGGAGCGTCGAGACCGTTTCCGTGTATCCGCGCACTGCATGAAAGGAGCCTCTTATGGCAAATGAGTTTTACACGATTCTGACCGAGGTTGGCCGCGCGAAAGTTGCGCGGGCGATCTCAAACCGCGCATCGCTTGAACTGGTGGCCATGGCCGTTGGCGACGGCCGCGACGGGGCCTATTGCGAACCCGACCCTGAGCAGCGCGCGCTGTGCCACGAAGTTTGGCGCGGCCCGATCAATGATCTGACGCCCGTTCCGGACAACCCGAACTGGGTCGTTGCCGAACTGGTGATCCCGGATGATGCCGGTGGATGGTATGTCCGCGAGGTTGCCGCCATCGACGCCGATGGTGACGTCATCGCCGTGGGCAAGTACCCCGAAAGCTACAAGCCGCTCATGGCGGGCGGCTCCAATAAGCAGCTTTACATCCGCATGGTTCTTGAGGTGACGAACGCAAGCGCCGTCACTCTGAAAGTTGACCCGGCTGTTGTCCTGGCAACCCGGCAGTATGTGGATGGCAAGGTAGCGGCGGCCACCGAGGGGCAGAACGCCTCGCTGCATGACTACCAGAAGTTCTGCGCGGAACATTACGCGCCGCTCGCATCTCCCGGCTTTACGGGTGCGCCGGCTGCGCCGACGCCCGAGCGCTTCGACAGCAGCACCCGGCTGGCGACCACGGAGGCCATGCGGCAGGCGCTGGGCAGTTTCAACGGCGTGGCCTGGTATTCGGCTGTGTCTGGCGTAGTGCTCACGTCCGACGACATCGGGCGAGTCATTGTTGCTGGCGCCAGCGAAAGTACTCAGGTCTGGACGCCGCCTGTGATGTCCGAGTTGCCGAACGGCGCCAGCATGAGGATTCAGAACCTCTCTGGTCATCCGCTGATACTCGTTCAACGGCAGACCGAAGATCGATACATGAGTGCGGTTGACGCGAGTAATACCGCGAAGGTGTTCGGGGTAGCAAGCGGAACGGAAGTCACGCTGGTGAAGTACAGCGACACAACCTGGCTAGTAGGTGGAACAGGCGCGGCCAACATCGATCTCGGTCGCCATGACTTCTACACAACACTGAACGCAGGCACTGCGCAGACGCTCTATAGCCCAAACATCAATGTGGTGCGTGGCGTCTATCTGGTCACTCCCTATTACTGCCACTTGGGAGTGACGCCTGGTGGCGACTCATACTACTTCCATATCAGGACGGAGTTTGTCGCTGGCGGCGGCCATAGTGGCTTCACCAATCAGCCTTACAACGCGCCGCATTCCTACAATTGGCCACCGTTCCTGCTACGTGTGTCATCGCCAAGCGCAACGATTAGATGCAGTGCTTCCTTTAATGGCAACACCAATTCAGCGGGGCTGCTCACGAACTACGCAGACCACCGGGGCAACTTTGCGTTCTATGCAAACCGTATCGCATGACTGACATGAACACCAATCCCTACATGACCATGCCCACCGTGCAGGGCATCCAGATGCCTGGCGTCTACTGTCGTGGCGAGAACATTCCCGTCGATCCATACAACGAGACGTGGAAGGAATTCCAGATATTCGTTGCCGAAGGCGGCGAGCCCTTGCCGTTCAACCCGGCACTCGCCTGGGACGGCGAAGCCTGGACGCTCGATCCCGCCAGGCAAGCGTCGCTACTGGATGCTGCCCGGGCACACGCACTACAGGCCATCGACCAGTTTCACGCCGACGCACTGCAACGTCTGGTTGGCAACCCGACGCAGGCCGAGAAGGACACGTGGTCGCTCAAGCTTGAAGTCGCCAATGCCATCGTCGGCGAGATCCCCGTAAGTGCCGCTGGCCAGGCGTTCCTGGCCAGTGCAGGGATGGAGACGATAACGTCGAGGCTGGACTGGACCAACCTGGTACTGGCAAACGCCGCAGCCTATGCAACGGTGGTTGGCATTGCGGAACGGCTGCGTGACATTGCCCGCACGGCGGTACGCGCCGCCTCAACCGAGGCGGATATCGCAGCGGCATTGGATGCGCAGCGCTCGGCAGCCGAACAGGCCATCGCGCAATTGCCGGCATAGTGCAGACGTAGCGGCGATGTCCACATTCACGACGCCCGCCGAACTGCGCATGCTGGATCAATATCGCTGGGAGCTGCTGTCGCCTTTCGAATACCACGTGGGTGACTATCCCAGCGAAGCGGTCATTCGTGTGCCAGCCGGAACGATGACGGATCTGGCCAGTGTGCCACGAGTGCTGTGGGCCATTTTCCCGCCGCATGGACGATGGGCCAAGGCCGCCATCATCCATGACTACCTCTACGAGAATGCCGAAGTCACGCGGGAGTACGCGGATGGCGTATTCCTTGAAGCGATGGCGGTGCTTGGGGTGCCGCGCTTTACCAGAAGCGTGATGTACTGGGCCGTACGGCTGTTCGGGCGTGGAAACTATGGCAAGGCGTGACGATGCGGCAGTGAACACACCGTGAAGAACGCGGCGCCGCAGCTGGTGTTACTAGCACCGGCTGCGCCCCGCACCCGCAGAGATCCCTGCGAGCTTGGCCAGGGCCGCGCCACCTGTACAGGCAGCGGCATGGTAGCAGGTTTACACCTGCCGAAAGGGAATTGCGATGCGTGAAATCCGCTGTGGCAACTGCAACCGGAAGCTGGGCGTGGGCGAATATCTGCGCCTGACCATCAAATGTCCGCGCTGCCGGGTAATCAATGATCTGAGGGCCGAGCGCCCCAAACCAGCAGGCCATCGAGCCTCTTCCAACGAAGAGAGTGTCAGTACAACCTCAAGAGAATTCGGCCGCGGCTAACTCGCGCGCAGGCTGGCAACACAAGGGCGGTCTGCAATGATTGCCCGACCGATCATCCCGTGGATCGGTGGCAAGCGCCGCCTGGCCGATGCGCTGCTCCCGCGCTTTCCTGCGCATTCCTGCTATGTCGAGCCGTTCGCCGGCGGTGCAGCGCTGTTCTTCCTGCGTCCGCCTGCCGAGGTCGAGGTGTTCAATGACATCAACGGAGATCTGGTCAACCTGTACCGCGTTGTCCAGCATCATCTGGAGGAGTTTGTGCGCCAGTTCAAGTGGGCGCTGTCCAGCCGCCAGGTCTTCAAGTGGCTGCAGGACACGCCCACCCAGACGCTGACCGACATCCAGCGCGCTGCGCGCTTCTTCTACTGCAGCACAACGCGTTCGGCGGCCGAGTGGATGGCCAGACCTACGGCACGGCCACGACTGCGCCGCCGGTCAATCTGTTGCGCATCGAGGAGAACCTGAGTGCAGCCCATCTGCGCCTGGCCAACGCCTACATCGAAAACCTGACCTGGCAAAACTGCCTGGACCGCTACGACCGGCCCCATACCCTCTTTTACATGGACCCGCCGTACTGGCAGACCGAGGGCTATGGCGTTGACTTCGGATTCGAGCAGTACGAGGACATGGCCAGCAGATTGGCCAGGCTCAAAGGCAAGGCGATCGTCAGCCTGAACGACCATCCCGACATCCGGCGCTGCTTCGGCAGCTTTGCCATGGAAACAGTCGATATCAACTACACCGTGGCCGGCGGCGGCAAGTCCGCCCCGCGCAAGGAAGTGATCATCTACAGTTGGGTCCGCTTGCGGGAGCCGGTCGGTCTGTTCTAGCAATCCAGCGGTGGCAATCCGGCCGCCGTGCGATTGAGGGCCCGGAGTCCCCCATCAGCACGCCGTCGAGCGCCTGACAACCAGGATGCAAATGTATGGTGACCAGAACCACCCCTCCATCGGCAGTCTCTTTGCCGGCATCGGCGGATTCGACATTGGCTTCGAGCGCGCCGGCTTCCGCACCGCCTGGCAGGTCGAGATCAACCCCGTCTGCCGCGCGGTCCTTGCCGACCGCTTCCCGAACGCGGAGCAATACGAAGACGTCCGCGAATGCGGGGCCCACAACCTGCGGCCCGTCGACGTCATCGTCGGCGGCTTCCCCTGCCAGGACCTCAGCGTCATGGGCCGCCAGCGCGGCCTCGCGGGGGAGCGCAGCGGCCTGTTCTACGAGGTCGCCCGCATCCTCACGGAGCTACGGCCCCAGTGGGTGGTGCTTGAGAATGTCACGGGGCTCCTGTCTTGCGGCGATGGCCAGGACTTCCAGACTGTCATCGCAACCCTTGCCGAATGCGGGTATGTGGGAATCTGGAGGGTGCTTGATGCTTCATATTTCGGAATCCCCACGAAGCGCCGCAGGGTTTTCATGGTCGCTGGTCTGGGACAACATCCCCCATTCGAGCTGCTGGCTGACGCCGGACCAGTGGTCCACGTTCCTGGCCAGACGCCAGCGGCACAAGCCGAGATTGACCTTGGGCGATGGGCTTATCCTACCCTTTGTGCTGGCCGGGCACCCGGACAGATCCCGGTCAGCGGTTCAAGCCTCGTGTTTGCCCAAAACGGCCGGCGTGCGATGGTTGAGCGGGCCCGAACGCTTGAGCGTGATGGGCTTTGCAAAGGACTGGATGCGGCCAACTTTGCAGAGGCTCAGGCTGCCGGAAACGCCGTCGTCCCGCAAATCGCAGAATGGATCGGCCGGCATTTGATGACTGCGATGTAAGGGGGCTTACAGTAGCCGCAATTCGCTTTTGGCTGCTGTAAGCTCGCGCGGAGACCATTTATCGCGCTTCAGGGGAGGGATTTATTGCGGCGCGCTTCAGAACGCCCCCTGCTAGCACTCAATTCTCAAAGCGCCGTACTAAAACTGATCCCGTGCTCGGTGAACCCGAGTTGCCGATAGAACTGATGCGCCTGCAGACGCCGCGCATTCGATGACAGGGCAAGCTTCGCCGCGCCAGCCTCGCGCGCCAGGCGCATCGCTTCCAGCATCATCCGCTTGCCAATGCCACGGCCCCGCGCGGACGGCGCGACGACTACGGCTTCGAGGATCGCTTCCGGGCGCCCGTCGTGCACCATGACCGGGAAGACCAGCAGACTGAACGTGCCAAGCGGCACGTCGTCGGCATCAGTCACCAGATAGCAGCGGTAGTCGGGATAGCGGCGCATGGCAGCAAAGCGCTCGCGCATCGTTGCCAGTGCCAGCGGCGCTTCGTCGTCCATCGTTGTCAGCAGCGCGGAAAGCTGCAGCAGCTCCGTGTCGGTGCCTTGCACCTCTCGCAGCGTCAGATGTATCCCGTGGTCGATCTCGCTCAT